GTATAAAGGCACTGTCTGATTATAACCAAAATCACGGCGGGCGTTCTTGGTTCAGAGGTGGAAAGCAGTTTCTCGCAGACGGTGGGGCAATCAGCCGAAGCGGCACGCCAACACTTGACCGAAGGGCATTAATTGACAGTCAGCAAACTTTCGAGCAAGCGCTTAGCAATTTGACCATCGTAACCAAAGTGAGCGACATTGACCGGGTGCAAGGGGACGTTAAGCGGGTTATTCTCCAGGCTGATCTGAGATAAAACCTTTGCCCAAATCATCGAAAAAATTAGAAAACTTTTCGGCTAAATCTATTCCGGTCGCAACGTAATAAACTGCAAAAACAGGGAAGCAAACCGCGATAATTGTAAAGAAAAAGCCAACAGACAAAACGGCTGCAAGACGGAGGAAGTATATTTTCATTCGTTTAAATATTTATGGATGTAGGATTTTAGAACACTGGTTTGGCTTTTACCTTGCTTCTTTACCTTGTTGGCAAACTTTTCTTTTAAGTCTGCTGGTAAGTGAATTTTAATTTGGTCTAAGCCGTCTTTTGCCATTGTATTTATTTTGGGGAATTTAGGCAAATTATTTATAAACACTCTTATACTTTGCTGGTAATTATGCGAACGCTAACAATCGAAGGAGTAATAGGGCGCAAAGGTGACAGCGCAATCGGCAAAGGAGAAAAATCCTTTAGCCTTGCAGACCTTGAAGCCTTTATTGACTCCAACGGCTCAGAACCTTTTGACGTGGTGATTAAAAGCCCGGGCGGCTCAGTGGAAGAAGGCTTTCGGATTTATGACAAACTGAAATCTTTGGGAGTAAACACGACCGCAATCACGGCAAACAGCATAGCGAGTGTGATCTTTTTAGCTGGGAAAGTCCGAAAGGTGACGCCCTCCACCGAGATGATTATTCACAATGCTTGGGTTGATGGAGAAACGCTCTCAGGCGAAAAGCTAAATTTCCACACGCTTTCAGCTTTGACCGAAATTTTCGCAGAAACGGATATGAAGATCCTGAACGTTTACAGCGAAGTGGCGGGACCCGGAAAGGCTAGCAAGCTATTAGCCTTAATGGCTGAAGAGACAAATATCGGAGCAGACACGGCGCTAGAATTAGGCTTCGCCACTGAGAAAATAACGGATGAGATAAAGGCACACGCTTTTAAAAATCGCGTTTTGACGTACTGTAAAAATCAAACCGACCTATTGGAAAATTCAACAAAACAACTAATCGAAAAAGAGGAAATGGACAACAAAGAAAAAGTCAACGCCTTTGAGAAGATGCTGGCAGGCATTAAAAACCTGTTTAAAGTATCTTTGAGAAATATGGCAGTTGCGACAAAAGAAGGCGTTGCGCTTTTCATCGCAGGCGCTGAAGACGGGGAGCTATTGGGCAAAGTTGCCTACCTAGCCCTTGAAGGCTTACCGACTGAAGAGTTCGCTCCGGCCGGCTCTCACGTTTTGGAAGATGGCACAACTATCACCGTGGGTGAAGCTGGAGTTATTACTGAGGTGATTGCAGCGGAAGCACCTGTTGAGGTAGAAGACGTGGCAGCACTGAAGGCCGCTTTTGATGAAGAGAAGACAGCCATGCTGGCCGCCTTTGACGAAAAGGAAAAAGCCCTAACGGCCAAAATCGCAAACCTTACAAAAGGTAACAGCGAAGCGCAAACCAAGCTCAACGCTTTGGTGGTGGATTTCGAAAAACTCAGAAATGAGATTGTTGGTGATCCTGACAAAAAGAAAGTTGACAAGGTTTTGAGTGCGGAGGAGTTTGCAAAACTATCTCCGGGCGAAAAAATCAAAGCGCGTGCAATGGCTAAGGCCGTTAAGTAATCCGTAAATCATAAACTTAAAATAAGACATGGGAGCAATTTCATTAACTAGCAATACTTACGCCGGTAAGTTGTATGCTGAGTACCTAACTCCGGCGATTCTGGCACCCGCTGGCCTTGTAAATAGAGGCTTGGTTACGCCAATTGAGACTATCAAATCTAAAGAGGTTTTGCGCGGTGTAAACCGTGTGATTGACTTCCAAACGCCGTCTGCTATGTTTGCAGCGCAATCGGGTGGAATCGCTCTTGATGAGAAGATTTTGGAGATGGTATCTTATGAAGTGATGGATCAGATCGACGCTGAACTGTTGCGCACCACTTGGGAATCTGAGCAGCAGAGACCCGGCAGTTTTGAAGACTACAAATTGACTCCTGAACTGTACAATTTCCTTTTGGAAAAAATCTACGTGCCTAGAATGGCAGTAGGTAACGAGCAGTTATACCTTTTGGGCAAAGCGGGTGTAAACGCTGGCGAAGTTGCAACAGCTACTTTCGCGGCAGCTTATCCAGGCTTACTTCCTGAGATGGTAGCAGACGCAGCCGTTCGCAAAACGCAACTTCCTGCCGAAGCAAAGGAGACTATCACAGCAATTGTAAACGGTGCAGCAGGTTCAGCAACCGTAACAGTTGGCAATTCGGACGATATCATCCCGGGCGATCGTTTGACCATCATCGGCACGGACGGAAACCAGACAATAGGCGGTGTGACCATCGTAGGGCAAACCGTTACCGTATTGGCTAAAAATGCCTTGATTTTGACTATCGCCGAGGCGGTCGCAGGATCAACAGCTGCAACCGCTGGTTTTGCTTTCTTTGTGAATCAAAATAACGTGATGGCAGTAATCACTTCAGTCTACATGTCCATCCCTCAAAAGGTGAAGAAGCAAATCTCCAGCACTGGAAACGGCAGAACCAAAATCCATGTGAGTGACAGAATCGCAGACGCGTATCGAGTTGCAAACGGTTTGATCTCCGGACAGGGTGGACAGTTCACCAGAGACGCTTACTTTGCTCAGGATGACTTGATCAAGTATCTGGACATTGACTTGGTGGCTATGCCTCATTGGTCTGATAACACGCTGGTCGTTTGGAATCCGGGCAACGTGTTCCTAGGCTTCGACCTTCTTTCAGACGAGGTATTTGCAAGAGTCCTTTATCTTGGGGACGTAACAGGTGACGACGTTTACCGCGTAAAAAATAGAATGAAGTCAGACATTACTTACAAGTACGCGTCTGAGGTCTTCATGTACAGACCGCAATAAGCTAACGGGGCGGATTAAAACCCGCCCTTATTTTCCAACTATCTAAACTAAAAAGAAAATGGCTTGTGTAGACTTGTTAAGGGGTATTGACCCTGATTGCGGCGCTCTCAGAAAAGCGGGAGGCTTGAATAGAAGAATTTACGTAGGACTACTATCCGACCTTTCGGCCGTCACTTTCGGCACTGGAAATTTGGTAACTGGCCTTACTTTCACAGCGACAAAAGGGCTTAAAAAGTTTATTGGCAAACGTGAAAAACATAATTCCGTTATGGCTTTGGAGATTGGGGAAAACTTCAATCTGAGAAACCACGGGGTGAACTTGGTGGCATATTACAATTCGGCTCTTGAGCTTGAGGCGTTGGATAGCCTTGTAGATGTGGAAGGCGCTTTCATGGTCGTAGAAACCAACTCCGGAGAACTGGAAGTCTGGGGAATGAACAAAGGTTCTAACTTCGCAAACTTTGGTTTGAAGGCTTCGGCTCTTGACGGTGGAAGCGGAACGGCAATCGTAGACAGCAACATTTACACGCTGGCAATGAACGGAAACCACGAGAACTTACAGCTCTATTTTGCAGACGTGGAAGCGGAAAACCTAGCTGAGAATATTGCAATTTTGGACGCATTGGTTACGGTGTAATCTTTCAAAATCGCTTAAAAAATAAAGCCCTTAGCCTTTCCGGGTTAAGGGCTTTTTAAATTTAAATACTTACTTTGTAGCATTATGTGGAAATTTAAAAAGGAGTTCGCAAATAACACAATCGCTTTTCGTGGCAGGCTGATCAGTTCCCGAAATATCTCCGATAAATTGGTCGAACAAATCATCAAAGAGGCTCCCAGCCTTGCTGTAAATTTCGAGAAAGTGGAGGCAGAGGAAACGCCAAAAATCCAAAAGGTAGAAGCTAAAAAAGCCAAGACAAAAAATGTCTAAAAGTAGCACCGTAAAAAAGGCTCAAAATATCATTAATCTTAGGTCCGACGCCTCGAGCTTCGGACCTAAAAGCCTTTCCGCCATCGGTAACATAAAACAGCGTATTGCTCAGGCCGCTAAAAATGCCGTTGCGGTTATTTTACGGAGTGGCGCTTCGGAGCGTTACCATTACGGCGAAATGGATAATTTGCCTAATGCAATCATCGCCGCGGTGGATAATTCAGGAACCGCCACAGCCTGCATTGAGCGGTTAGAACAATTCATTCAGGCGGACGGATTTGTGCAGCCTGGGCTTGATGATGTGAAAGCCAATAAGCTGCAAACCCTGTCGAGCCTATTGGCCGAGCAGGTAACAAATGTAGCTTATCTGGAAGGCTATGCGCTCAGATTGGTTTTCGACCCTTTGGGCAAAATCAGAAAGATTTACAACGTAGATGTTAAGACTTTACGGAAAATAAACAATGGCTTCGAGTACAACCCGCTCAACGGTGAAATGGGTCTTTTGCAAAGCGAGACAAGGTTCTTTCCGGCTTTTGATCCGGAGCGTTCACCGGAAGAAAGAAGGGAACTGATAGCCGAACAAGTCAAGAAATACGGAGAGCAGTTAGGCGAGATCCTGTATATTTTTAGAAAAGGCTTAGGCCGGTACTATGGCATTTATCCTATCCCGCGTTATTACTCTTCGATTGAAGATGTGGTAAGTGATGGAAAAATAAGCAAACTGGATTTAAGGAATATCGCGCAGGGATTCAGAACTCCGGTCGTGATTTCCACCGGACCGATTGACGATCAGAACCGGGACGAAGACGAGAAAACCGCGCAGGACTATTTTGACGAAGCGCTCGAAGAGTTCACAGGCGAAGACGCCAGTCCTATCCTGCATTTGAAAGGCGCAACGGAGGAATTTAAACCCACCGTTACCGTTATTAACCTGGCTGATATTCTCGATCAGACAGACAAAGCAAGCGACCGGATAGCAAAGCGCGTGGCGCGTGTTATGGGAGTTCCTGATGTGTTGATAGGCATAGCGAAGGAAGGCCAATTAGGCAACGTGACTGAGCTTAAAAACCAGCTTAGCCTTTTCGCTTTGTCCGTATATCGGAGGCAGCAATTGATCAAAGAGGGGTATGATCTCCTAGCGCCTTTGTTGGCTCTTGATGGTTTGGCAACTATCCCGCAGCCTATTGATTTTACCCTGACTACTTTGAAGCCTTTCGATTTTATACCGGATGCGGTAATAGCCAACTTGACCCCGGAGGAGCAGAAAGAACTGTTTGAAATTGATTTGGAAAGCACTTCGAAAACTTCTCCGGTTCTTTCCGGTGCAGGCGTTGCGCCAATTGCAACCGAGCGAAATGACGCGTTGGCAAATTTGACAGGTCGCCAACTTCAGGGAATACAGCGGGTAGTTAGGAAATTCAACAAAGAGGAATTAACCTACGAGCAAGCCGCTTTATTGCTTACTCAAGGGTTTAGCATGAAGCCGGAAGAAGCGAGTATCTGGCTAATCACAAAAGACGAAGAGGAAATTATCTGACATGGCGACGACCGTTTTAATCTCAAAGGCTGATTTCTCAGCCGCCAACTTGGTAAAGTTCTCCCAGAATATCGAAGAGGACCAATTGCAGCCTTTTGTTTACGCGGCTCAGGAATATGATTTAGAGCCTAGGATAGGGGACGATCTGTATAATGATCTTATGGCTTATGCAGAAACTCCAGACGGATCACGTCCTGAATTACTGGCCTTCCTGAACAAGGAGGTTAAAAGGTTTTTGGTGTTGACTGCTTACCGACGCTTCATGGCTGCGCACGGTTTGAACATTACTCAATTTGGCTTAACGAAAACAGCCGATCCACAGGGAACCTTTAACCAAGCTGAAGCGCAGGAGCGTGCTGTAATTCTGAGACAGGTTGACTCCGATTCAAACGTGGCACTGGGAAAAATGCTTTCCGTTACCTGGTCTTTTGATGGCGTAACTTATGCAAAGGACAAAAAGCAATCACAGCCAAGTTCTTCCATCCGAGCGCCGAAACGCTCAATCGGTTTAGGCACTTACCGGGGCAATCCCTACAAAGATTTAATCTAAAAAATGGCATATACCAAAGCAGAAATCGAGGCACTTAAAAACGCCTTGTTGGCAAGCAACCAGCCTATAACCGCTTCCATTCATCGGACATTTGCTCAAAAGATAATAGATGAACTCTATGACGCGCAGAGCCGGGGAAACCTACTCGGTGGCGTTCAGGCTTCAGGAACTACCGGAACGGAAGATTCTGTTTTGGTTATACGATCCGGGCAAGCCTATCTTATACCCGCTTCGCTTTTTGGCGGTTCTGGAATTACGCTGGCAGACCTTAACGGCGTTGTAATCATCGACCCTCAAGACGGGGATTTGATAGCTTATGACGCTGTTTCTGAAACTTGGAACAACATTCCTCTCGCTTTCGTGCCTTACACAGGAGCGACGGCAAACGTGGACCTAGGGGCTTTTAACCTGACTGCGGCGGCTTTGATTAAAGATGGTGGGGTAAGTTCCCAATTTTTAAAAGCAGACGGCTCAGTCGACAACAACAACTATTTAACGGCAAATGATTTGCCCTCCACTCTAAGCCTTTACGCCACAAACGTGGCTGCAGCGGTGATGGGCTATTTTAAACTGGTTAATTCAATAGATGACCCAGATTACAACACAGTTCCGGTTGACGTGCCAACGGGCGCGATAACAGGAGCGGAGCAGCTTATAGCCTCTTTGATATCTCCGGTAAATTTGATAAATGGAAATCCGGGAGTTTTCAACGTGACCACAACCGGAAACATTACCAGAACGGCGGGGAGCGGAACGGCGGAGTTTTATTTTGAGATTTACAAAAGAGACGCAGGAGGCACTGAGACGCTAGTAGGCACTTCAGGAAATACCATCCCGGTACTAAACGCCGGGTATTCTGAATTCTTTGCGACTGCTATTTGGAACGATGGCATTTTCGGCGTAACGGACGCAATCGTTTTGAAGTTTTACGCGAATCGTATTGTGGGTGGAAGTGATCCTTCTTACCAATTTCAATTTGGAGGAGACCAGCCTGTCAGGACAATTGTACCTGTACCGCTGGCAGTTATCCCGAATATTTACCTGGAAGAACTGGCAGACGTAGAAGATGGAGCGGCTTCAGATGCAGACGGTATTTTCTGGGATGCAACGGCGGAAATTTGGAAATACAAGTCGCTTGCTGAAAATGGCGCTGTGACAATTACCGACGTTCAGACAATCACAGGGGCTAAGACGTTTAATAACGAGCTTTTAGCTCTTACGGGAAGCAACCCTATACTCAGGCTGGCTAGTACCTCAAATACGTCCGCTTTGGACTTCAGAAATGTTTTCGGAGAAGACAAAGCAAGCGTACTGCTTAGCAACCCTTTAAATAAACTTTCCGTAATCACCCGGACCGATAACGCTGATATTGAAATCGCTCCGCACGGGACAGGCTCAATACTTCTTCCCAATGTGTCTGCTGGGACAGGTGATGTATTAATGTTGAATGGTAGTAATGAGGTAGTAAAGGGCACGTCAGGAACAAGCAAATGGTCTGATCTAGGGGCGGATATTTATCGAAATAGCAGGGCATTAATCGGAGGGACTGCCTTTTCATCAAGTATCCCAAAATTTGAAGTTATTGGAGGTGATGCTTTTATTAATGTAGTCAGGATTGGCAGAGGTGGGGGCAATATAAACACAAATACAGCTATTGGGGCTAGTGCTTTATTTTCCAACACTACAGGAATATTTAACACAACTACTGGCGATAGATCTCTGTTTTCCAACACTACAGGAAATTACAACACAGCTAACGGTCTTCAGGCTTTATTTTCCAACACTACAGGAATATCCAACGCAGCTAACGGTCTTCAGGCTTTATTTTCCAACACTACAGGAAGCTACAACACCGCTAACGGTGATAGTGCTTTGTATTCCAACACTACAGGGGCAAACAATACAGCTAATGGGTCTGCATCTGGTAGATTTTTACCTAATAAAATAACTGAAGTAACTATTTTAAATAATAGTGTAATGCTTGGATATAGGACATCGCCTTTAGCAGACAACCAAACAAACCAAATAGTGATAGGTCACGACGCTAATGGTGCGGGTTCAAACACAGTTACGTTAGGAAATACATCAATTATTAAAACTATCCTCCGAGGCACTGTAAATATGGCTGGATTACCTATTTCATCAACAGGGCTAGTTACTGGTGACGTTTGGAATAATGGAGGAGTCTTAAATATCGTCTAACCGAGAGAATAAACTGAATTTGAATATGCGAAAGATCGTGCTGGAAGAACAAGACATCAAAGAATTTGAAACGTTAATAAATAGCCTGCCAGTTTTTGCGCGTACCGTATCGGAAAATCAGGCAGTTTATCAGTCTGTAAACAATTTAATGCAGTTCATGGCTAGTAAAATATCGGAAACAAAAAAAGATCAAAAAATAGAATAATGGCAACAATCGAAAAGGACGTTCAAGGCGTTTTGGACATTCAACTAATACAGGGGGATGATGCGCCAATTTCTCTTGTTTTTGAAACACTTGATGCGCTGGGGGATCCGGTGCCTCTTGACCTGCGTACTTATTCGGCAATTCGTCTGGACGTAAAAAGCCAAAAGGATGTGAATGAAAAGCCTTTCATTTCGCTGAGCCTTGGAAAAGGTTTGACCATTTTGGGAGATAACTTTAACGTGTTATTCTTCGAATTATTGCAGCAATTCAACGATACTGATTCTGTATCTTGGTTTTATGACATTAAATTTACCAACGCTGAAGGCACAAAGCATTTGATAGCTGGCAGCATTTCAATAGATAGATCAGTCACCAAATGAGCGAAGTAACCGTAACCGCCTCCACTGAAGTAATTGATGTGCTGGTAGCTGTCAATCCTCAAAACTATGTAGTAACCGTAACGGTATCTGCCGAAGAGCTGGCGAAGCAATACGCCCTAGATGCGTTTGGCTACAAGGAAGAAGCCGAAGCGGCTGCAATCGCAACGGCTGCGGATAGAATAGCAACTGGGCTAGATGCAGATGCCACAGCAGCGGATAGAATAGCAACCGGACTAGATGCAGCCGCCACAGCAGCGGATCGGGTTCAAACTGGACTAGATGCAGAGGCAACCGCAGCGGATAGGGTAGCAACCGCAGCGGATAGGGTAGCCACAGGAGCCGACCGAATTCAAACTGGCTTAGATGTAATCGAAACAACCGAACAGGCTACAATTGCAACTGAAGCGGCTCAAAGTATGCCGTTGCAAATAACCTCTATAACTTTATCAGTATTAGGATGGACTTTGGTGGGTGACTTATATGAATACGATTATGCAAATGCGGCTATAAAAAGCATCAGTGTAGTCGATATTGTTCCAAGCAATTCGACAATTGAAATCGTGAAGTCTGCCTCTATTCTACCTGAAACAATAAGCTCAACAGGTTCTGTAAAAATATACGCTGAAAATTTACCGACAGCTGACATAGTAGTTACTTTAAACATTTTTAAATAATGGCAGTAGGAAGTTTCAGATTACCAATAACAACATCACCACAAGAAGATTGGGTTAGACCTTCAGACTGGTTACCAATGCCAACAGGTATAACGGAAGCAGACCAGATATTTGTAGGATTACACGCTGTATTTCCATCAGGTCAAAACTATGCTGCTTTCATCTTCACCACTTCAGCAGGTCAGTATCAAGTTGATTGGGGAGATGGTACTGTTACATTGCACAACAGTAATACAATCGCTCAATACGATTATGACTATGCGAGTATAAGTGGATCAACTTTAACGAGTAGAGGGTATAAACAAGCTATTATTACGGTAACGCCTGTAAGTGGTAATTTACTTACTTGCAATTTTCAGGCTAGGTACGTGACAAGCCCAGTTCAAAATCAAGCTTATTCAACTGGCTTTTTAGATTGTATTTTATCGATGCCAAGTGCAAATAGTGGGGCTTCTATAGTTTTTGGAGGTGGAACTGTGCGAAATAACTATGTTGAAAGAGTTGATTTTAAAACAATAGGGCTAATGACAGATTTAAATACCATGTTTAGCCTTTGTCGCTCTCTACAAAATGTACCCTTATTTAATACTACAAATGTGACAAATATGGCTTTTATGTTTAATGGATGTTTTTCTTTAAAAAGCGTACCTTTATTTAATACAGAAAACGTAACTAGCATGGCATCTATGTTTGTATCATGCTATTCTCTTCAAAACATACCTTTATTTAATACAGCAAATGTTAGTAGTATGAGGGTAATGTTTAATTCATGCTATTCTTTAAAAAGCGTACCTTTATTTAATACAGAAAACGTAACTAGCATGGCTTCTATGTTTGCAACATGCTATTCTCTTCAAAACATACCTTTATTTAATACAGAAAACGTAACTAGGATGGAGTCTATGTTTGGAACATGCTTTTCTCTTCAAAACATACCTTTATTTAATACGGAAAATGTTACCAATATGAGTGATATTTTCAGCTCTTGTAGCGTCCTTAATTCAATACCTGCTTTATCAACGGCTTCAATTACACCAACTTCAGGCACTGATTTTGGTAATTTTGCAACATCCTGTAATTCGCTAGATAAATGTGAAATGGTATTTGCAAGAACTGTCTCCTTAACAAACTGCCAACTCTCTCAATCCGCACTTGTAGAAATATTCACAAATCTAGTTGACCGATCAGCAACTACATCAGCAAATATAAATATCAGTGGAAACTGGGGGGCATCAGCATTAACAGCATCAGATGGGCTAATAGCGACTTCAAAAAATTGGACTATAACTGGTTAAGGCATGGAAAACACAGCAGGATTTTACAAGTACGATACTGAATCTGGGCAATGGTTTTATGCCCCAAACTTTGTTTATTCTCTTAATTACAGCCTTGAAAAAGAGGGGAACAGAGAATCATTTGACGGATGGGCTTGGTACGACAAAGCCCCCGAAGAGTTTTTAAAATGGGAAATGAATCAAACTGATTTATCAACGCCTCAAAACTAACTTAATGCAATTCGAGAATTTAGAGAAACTGCCAAGCTATACTGAAGAAAGCTACTTGGGAGCCAAGCTGGCCTTAATGACTAGCTTCACCTTTTTAGGGGTGAACTATGGGCTTATTTTCCTACTTTGGTTCTTTATGTTTTTCGATACTCTTTTTGGGATCGCCAAGGCTGTAAGGCTGGGCGGTTGGGCTTCCGTTACGCGGTCCCGATTTCTGGCCGGAGTGTTCACCAAAATAGCTGTCTTGTTCATTCCTTTGAGCATGGCTTTGGTAGGTTCTTTGGTGGGTTACAATCTCAACATATTTGTGCTGACTGCCATTTATGCGCTGATCGCCAATGATGCTGTAAGCTGTTACACCAATATTCTCAGCTTCAAAAAGAAAAAGAACTACGTTAATAAGGATTTTGTTGAAATGCTTATAAACGCTTTGCGTGCCGTTATTTACGGAGGGGTGAGTAAGGCGCTCGGAAAAATGAAAAATTGGGATCTACCAGACGACCAAAATGAGACTAAATAAAAACGGGATTGACTTATTGCACCAATTCGAAGGGTGCAAACTCGATGCTTATCTTTGCCCTGCCAACGTTCCCACAATCGGTTACGGGAACACGTTCTATGAATCAGGCCGAAAAGTCAAGATAGGGGAATCTATTTCACAGGAAAGGGCAGACCGCTTATTTGAGTGGGTCGCCGATTCATTCGCTGTACAGGTTCGGCAATTGGTCAAGGCGCAATTAACCGAAAATCAATTTTCAGCGCTGGTTTGCTTTGCCTACAATGTGGGAATAAACAATCTGAAAGCCTCCACCTTGCTAAAAAAAGTAAACGCAAACCCGAACGATACCGAAATATTCACTGAGTTTTTAAGGTGGAATAAGGCGGGCGGAAAAGTATTGAACGGCCTTGTTAAAAGAAGACAAGCAGAAGCAAACCTTTATTATCTAAAATGATACAATTCATGAAAAACCTATTTGCAAAAATTATAAACTCAGTCAAAGCCCTTTTTGGCAAAAGTTTTGACCTGCTGCGTGCTTATTCTCACGTGGCTGTAAAAGTTACCGACACGCTGAAATTTGCGGTTGAATCGCCTTTTGCTGATTTGGCAACTAACCTGATACCGGGAGATATTGACCGGATTATTTTGGTCAAACTCAGAAAGGTACTCCCGAAAGTAGCACTCCAAACCGCCCTTACACATGGGATATTGAGCGCAAACGATAAAAACTCGGACGCAATTATTAATATAATCGAATATTTGAAGACGTTAAACCCTGACGCTAGATCAGGGTTTTGGATCACGTTCGCGGCGCAGGTAAACCTCGCTTTAGCTGACGATAAATTAACACTTTCAGAGGCGGTGGTACTATCCCAGTTAGCCTTCAAAGAACTGAAAGGCTAAACTCTTTCATCAACTTCGATCTCTATAATCTTGAGCTTACCTATTTCGATGGGTAGGCTCTTTTTTATTTCTGATTTATCCAGTCCGGCTTCTTTGCACAACCTGGACAAGCTGGCGAATGCCTGGATATTCGCTCCGATAATAAGCAGGTATATTTTCATAAAACCAAGATATGAAAAAAGCGGCCTAAAATAAGCCGCCTTAAAAGTTCTAAACCCAAAATCCTACGAACTGCAAAATAACCAATCCTTTACAGTTGACCAAGGTTTAAATTTATTTTTAAAAATTCTTTGCTTATTTATTAAACTTTGTTTTACTTTGGCGAAACAAACACTAAGCAAATGGACTTAAATAAACTTATTAGGGAAAAGGGGCTTCGCTTCGATTATGTAGCCTCCCAGCTATTTCCCAAAAACAAGCACCCTTACAACGCACTGAACCGCGTAATAACTCAGGGGCGTGAACTTACCGCCTCACAGGTTTTGACGCTTTCCGGTCTGTTGGGAATGAGCGCAGACGATATATTGAAGCGGCTGACCGCTTAACCAAATTAGAACCTAAAACTAAATTATAATCCTATGTTAAAATTAAAGATCGAGTTAGACCCAAAGAATCAAAAGGAGATGGAAGCCCTCGCGGCTTTTGCCACAGTGCTGGCTTTCGATACGCAAAAAGCCAAAGAGCCTGCTACGGTAAAAAACGCGCAGCCTTCGGGACTTTTACAATCCCTTATTAATTCTGACCTGAAACCTTCCGACTTTGTGGAGGTGAAAGCTGAATCCGCTCCAGAGCCGGAAAACACCGAAGCCGAAAAGCCGAAGAGGACAAGGCGCTCAAAGGCTGAAATGGAGGCAGCCGAAAAGAAGGAAGAGCAAAGCACCGATTCCGAAAGTGAACAGGAAGGCGAAGCGGAAAACGCCACTGAGCAAGACGCTGAAGAGTACGGAGCCAAAAAGTCAGAGCCTGCAAAGATGCAAGTTTCCAAAGATGCACCGTCTTTGAGCGACATTCAGAAAGCGGTCGTTGATCGTAAAGATGTTTATCTCGGAGCGATGAAAAACAAGTTAAAAACGGCATACGGCTGCAAGACAGTTCACGAACTTGCAGAAAAGGATTA